ATGGCAAAAATCGTCAAACAGCTTACTATTGCACAAGTGAACAACGCCAAAGCGGCGGAGAAGATCTATTATTTATTCGATGGGGAAGGGCTGAAACTTGTCGTCAAGCCCAACGGCGTGAAAACGTGGGTGTTTAATTACAAACGCCCTTACACATTAAAACGCACCGAAAAAACCATCGGCACTTATCCCACTGTATCGTTAAAAGATGCACGTCAAAAAGCGCAAGAATTCCGCCAACTCTTAGCCAATAAGATTGACCCGCACGAATTTGAGCAAAAACAAGCCATAGAAGCATTGAAAGAGCAGTGCAGTACATTTGCTTATGTTGCTAATGAATGGCTGTTATATCGCGCGAAAATCGGCAAAGAACAAGGCAATTACACAGAGAGAACGAAAATTGACACAGAACGACGTGTCAATGCTGCCATTGATTTAATTGGTGACGTGCCTTTCAAAGAATTGACCTTAAAACACGGCTTATCCGTGCTTGAACCCCATCGCCAATCAGGTGCAACGGCTGAATTGAAAAAGCGTTACTTGGTTTTAAAGTCAATCGCAGAATATGCCGAACGTTTTGAATATTGGGAAAACAACAAATGGAAATATCTTGGCGATGATCTCCCTGCAGTGAATAAAAACAAACATCACCCGTCAATTCATTACAAAGCTTTACCGGAATTTATGATTAGCCTTGCACGGGCCAACATATCCCAAACGGTGCGACTTGCGATTTTATGGGGATTGCTCAATGCCACAAGGGCGAGCGAAACCGTCAGTGCAAAATATTCTGACATCATCGAACATGAGAATTTACCGAATGGCAAAGTGTGGCAAGTAGTCATTTCAAAAGGCGGGAAAGGGGAGCGGCTGCACCTTGTGCCATTAAGCAAACAGGCAGAAACCTTGCTTTCATATATCAAGCAACACACAAACAAGGAATATTTGTTCCCGTCCACTTTGTCAAAGGCGAGAAATGAAAAGCATATCAACAGCCAAACGCCGAATGAAGTTATTAAAACAATGGACGGTGGCAAATACAAAGGCACCATGACAAATCATGGTATTCGGTCGATATTCAGCAGCTATTGCAATGATAATCGCCTAGAACTCGGATTAGATAAAGAAGTCATCGAAATTTGCCTAAGCCATTTGAATTCCGATGAAATAAGAAACGCCTATAATCGGGCGGAATATCTTCCTTACAGATTAAAGACGTTTCAAGAATGGGCAAACTATGTTGAAAAATGTGCGAATGGTTTATTCAAAGAAATTATTGCCGACAAGTCTTAATGTATTCGTTCAAGTCGCTTTCCGCAATCTTGCGGGAGCGACCGAATTTATAAGACTTTAACTTGCCACTAGAAATCCAACGTTTCACGGTGGCTTCTGAACAAATGCCAGTCTGCACGATCTCTTTTATTGAAAAATAACGTTCCATTATAAATCACCTTCTTTCACAAACACGCCGTCAATCATACGCCCTTTGCGGTCTTTGATTTCATCCCATGCCGCTTGCACACAATCGTGTATATTTAAATCAAAATGATCTGTAACTTCTAACAGTTGAACAAAGCATGTCATAAAAAAAACACTAATATTTGCATGACTGCTTAACTCATGTCTTAAAAGATGCAACGCATACAATGAATTAATTAAATGATCTTCAATATCAACTTTATTGTTGCCGTATGGTTCAACAAATTCGGCAACTGCACCCGCTGAAAGCATTTCATCTTTCTTGCGTTGTGCGGCCAAAATCACCATCACCACAAAGCAATCCCCGATGCTATCTTTCACCACATCAATTTTATTTTTAGATACGCCACTGCATAGCTCCCCGAATTCTTCCATTAATTTAATGAATTGTTTTTTCGGTGTAGAACCTTCAATCAAATTGCGAGCTTCTGCCCAATTTTCGATATTTTTAATAAGTTGTGTTAATGTTGTCATTTAATGCCTCATTTGTGTTAATTTTGTCTATTGATAGTTGTTTTTTACTTTGCCGATTAAAAGAATCTAATTCATGTACTGTGCCATCATTATATAAAGCCAATCCACCCGCTTGTGGGTCATTTTCATTAAAATAAATAACTTGAATAAGTTCCTTAATTACAATCATGATATTTAACTTTAATCCTGCGGAATATCATTAAGTCTGAACCATTCACCACCTTCAAATTTTTCATCGGTAATTTGAATCCCTCTTTGCCATAAAGTACCATCATCACACAAAGCAATAATTTCTCCCATGTACCCATGGTTGCTCAAATTATTTGACATAGCTATTTGCACAATTTTTCTTACTGGCGAATTTACGCCACTAGATATCCGTTCCACTGACGGTTTTACTTTTATTGTTTTTTTCACTTTTTCCATAATTCACCTACATTTTCCCCAATCTTTCCCAAAATCCAGTCACTTTCTGACTAAATTTTTTCACAGAAAAGAGCGGGATTTTTTCTTCTTTTATAAAAACGTTGTCGTTTTCATAACAAATCCACTGAAAGTCATTAATCCGTAACCGTTTATGTTTGATTAATAGATCAATTTGTGAACGATTAATCATAAATCCGATAGGTAAAAGTGCATTTTTTACCTTTTGTTCAATTTCTGAACGGTTACAGTTACTGACACAAGTCCAAGCGTCGCTACGCTCCTTGTTTGTTTCGGTGGTCTCCGCATTGGCATCAGTTGCAACATCTGCCACTGTGCCTTTTTTGATAACCCAATTTTTTAATTTTGTTCTTACGCTTGCTAAACTGAAACGATTCTTCACCCCCACAATTTTCTTTCTTGTTTCGCCGTATTGGTTCGGCTCGCTTTCTTCATATTCCACGCACAACGGCTGATCTTCACGTTTAGCCATTGCGCCCCCTTGCAACTCTAAATAGCTTGCAAAACAAGACACATCACAAACTGCTTGCGCGTCTGCAATGGTTTTGTCATCCACATCATCTAACTGCCATTTCTCCAATTTGCGTAATTCACGCCACACAGAAATTGGCGGGTTGCCGTAAAACTGGAATTGACGAATGCCCCAAAGGTTCGCCCACGCACGCACCCGTTGCACGTTTTCGTCGAGTTTCAATCCTTCCACTTCGTCCGATGTTTCGTCTTTCTGATTGCCCGCATAAATATTTTTGGCAATGTATTTCGCAATATAAGAAACGGCAGAACCTTTTGCAGGGTCAATTTCATCTACTCTGCAGCGGTGTTTTTTCGCCCCGAATTCATCGCCGTCTAGCTCTAAAGCTTTTGATTTAAATAAACGGATCACTTCTTCTTTATCTTCTGCTTTCACATACACAAGCAAGTGCCAGTGTGGAGTGGCGTCATGGTGCGGTTCAACGCCACGCATGCCAAAAAAGCCAATGCCACGTTTAGCAAACAATGCCCGCAACTGCGCCCAATTCTTGCTTAAATAAGCGTGTGTTGTGCGTGGGTCTGCACCTTTCCATTTCTTATTATTTGTTCCGTTGTTATGGGTTGCGTGGAAAGATGATGGGGCGGTCATGGTTAAGAACAATGACACATAGCCTTTTTCTGTTGCCCATTCGTCCACGCCACGCAAGCGGTTCATCATCTCGTTAAAACGAATGGCAGGATTACCGGAAGATTTTTGCCACATTGCCATCAATTCCACCTGTTCGGATGGATCGTCAATGTTTTCAATAATCATCTGTTTTAAATATTCCAAGTTGGCTTTTTGTTGATTGCGGTAATCGCTCAATGCACCTGTTGAAATGTAAGGGCTGACTTTTGCCGACACTTCGCCGCAACCAATCGCCAAATGCTCGACAAGGCGTTTTTGCGTGCTGCGTAATGTGCGGAACCAGTATTTTTCGCATACCACACGCAACAATTCGCCTTCTTGCTGTTGCACAGAAAGGCGTTTACCTTCTTCAAGGCGGTGTTGGCTTTTAAGCGGAAAGCCAATGTTTTTGCAAACATCAGCACAAAGGCGGTGCAGTTCACTGCTTAAACGTGAAAAATCGACCGCACTTAATAGCCCAACGGCTTTTTGATTGGCACAATCTTCCACGAAATCGCTTTGCAATCCGTTGAAGTGTAAGGCGAGTTTATAGGCGATTTCTTTTAATTGGCGTTCGCCTAATAGGTAGAAATGCAAGCCTTTACTATCCACAGGCTTTTGCATGGCCAAGTTGGCTGAATAGTGTTTGCGTTCAAGCAACCACGAAACAGAAATGCGATATTGCTCAAAAACGGCTTCCAAACGATTTGTCAACACATCACGCAAGGTTGTGTTGGCAATGCGGGCTTGTTTATTGCCTAAGCTAAAACTAATTGACCCATCATCTTTCACACTGCGATAAGCTCGCAGCCACACATTGCGGAAGTGTTCACGTTGGCGTTTGCGTGGTAAATCTGAAAGCAGTTTTTCAACATAATCAAAATGATTAGGCGCAACCGCAAATAGCTCAATTTGTGCGGCAGTTGCTTGCGGCAAGTCTAAAGTGCGGTGAGTTTTAGCCGCACTTTCCATTCTTGCCAAACGAGCTTCTTCCATCGCTGAATCACGTTTAGCGATGTTATTGTCTCGTTGTTGCTCCCAGTTCATCATTTTATTTCTATGCTCTTTGTAAGTTTGCTAAATATTCATTGTGCTGATCAAAGTAATCTTTAATGGCTTGATTGGTTGAGTTGATCGCACTTTCCATTTCAGTGAGTGAAAGCACTTCATATTGTGCTAAGGCAAAGTTGCGGACTTCATTTACTGCACCAATGATGGTGTTGTGTAATCGCCCAATCACTCTGGCTTTTTGTTTTCGCCAACCGTCACTATCTGCGACAATCTCTAAGACTTGAAAGCGGTCGCCAATCTTGGTGATTTGTAATTCGGCTCCGCAATCTAAATTGATGTAAATATCGGTACTCATTTTGTTTTCTCCTTAAAAGTGCTTGCTTATCCAACTTGCCAACCAACACAAGGCGGCATCTAATAAGGCGGCAGCCATAAAACAGCCCAACATCACTACCGCCAATCCAATGAAAAAATCACTCATTGCCTTTCTCCAAGAAATCCTTGAAATCTAACTGTCTGCTTTTTCTAACCTTGATTGCGCCTGTATCAATGGCGGCTTTAAAACAACGATCTGCACGTGCAAAGCACCAATCTTCATCCGGTGTACTTGGTGCTAACTGATAGGCTTTGCGCCAAAATTGTGCGGCTTTTAAATATTATTCTGCACGTTCTGCTTCTGCTGCAGTTTCGCTTGCCGTTCTAAAGGCGATGAATTTTGTTCTCATGCTGTTTTTCTCCGTGGATTGGCTTGCCATTGCTCCCAATCTCTGTATTTTTGTAAAAAGATTTGGCGTGCTTTTGTCGCCAAGTCGCCGTTTTCAATAAATTCATTAAATGCTTGTCTTGCTTGTTCTTCATCGCCTTTGTCTAAGTGATAGATGTAAGCGAATAATTTTTCCTGTGCCTTATCGAGTTTTTGATAATATTCCTTTGCCACAATGCTCAATGCGCCACGGCTTAAAATCACGGTTGCCATACGTCCCCCTAATTCAATGCTTTATCAATCAATGTGAATTCGCGTTCGGTAATGCCTTTCGGAAACATCCCCGAAATCAACCGCACTTTGCGAAATGCCTTGGCGATTTTGCGTTGTCCGTTTTCGGTGTAGTGGTGTAGTTTCTCGCCTGAAAATGTGGTGCTAACTAAATCATTGATGTCGAGTTCTGCCATTGCCAACAGGATTTCTCTTTCGCCTTGTGAAAGGTTGCTGAAAGCGTATTCCACGCGATAGCGACTTTTACCGATCACATGGCGGCAATCGCCCCAACTTTGCACAGGCTCAACCGCAATTTGATTTTCTTTGCAGAATTTTGCCGCCGCACTTTCTTTGCCTGAAACGTACATCACACGCCCCCTTGCTTATTTCCCTTGAACCCAACTTAACCAACGGCCAAACATCCCTTGCTTGCTCCAACTTGCTTTTTCAAGCAGTGCCACACGGTCGGAAAGTGTTTCATTCAATAGCACTTGTTGTTGGTTTAAGTTGATTTGATGTTGAAGATGACGTTTAATTGCTTGGTTCTGTACTTCCAACGCTTTTACACGTTTTTCTAACTGATACACATTCACACGTTCTTTGTGTGTTTTCCCGTTGTCGTACACATAGTTTTTACGTGACATTTTCTTGTTCTCCCTAAATTTTGGTTGCAAAAATCCTGTCGCATGAATTTCTTCAAACGACTGTGTTTAAAAATCTTGATTGAAGTTAAAGACTAGATGTCGATTTCTTGCTGACGCTCGTCAATCTGATTTAACGGCTTATTCGCACTTAATGCTTCTGGGCGGTCGTTATAGATTGGCGTTCTTACTCTTGTAATTTGGCTTTGCACTCTTAATTCTGTGCCGCAGTTGTTGCAGTAAGCCAACACGTCGATTGACAACAAACCGATCTTTTCGGAAGTTCGCACACGGATGTTGTTGCTTCCGCAATTTGCGCATTTATGATCTACGTTCACTATTTACCCACCTAATTTGTTATACTCAATTTGATTTATTCACGATTAACAAAGGAACCGACACTATGAATGAAGAACAATTTATCGAATTGACCGTAGAAAATTCACAAAATCGCCTACGCATTCACGCGCTTGAGCAAATTCTTGCTCTGCTTTTGCATCATAAAACTGTCCAGCAGCATCAAGCACTCCATCAATATTACGAATACATACGCGACCAGCATCTAAACAATTTTTCTCTTGATGAAGATCAAGCAGAAAAGATTGAAGCAATATTTGACGCGCTTGAAGATGTTCTACAGAAGTAGAATCGTCATAAAATAACGTGAATGAAAGACGGTATTTGCCGTCTTTTGTTTTGCGAAGAAGAAATTTTCCGCCCGCTTGAATTGCTGTTTCACACATACACACCACCTTTTATTGTTTAACTATTCCGAATCACTGCCCAATCCACATCGGGGCGTAAATCTTCGGCTCTTACTTTGCCTTCTGTTGCTTTGATAATGGCGGGAATATATTTCACATCCATTTTTCCACCGCAAAGCCACTTAAGCACCGCTGTTTGGCTCACTCCGCAAGCTCTAGCAAGGGAAGATTGCCCGTTGCAAAGTGCAACTGCTTGTTTAATTCCTTTCATAAAATCACCTTTCAACCTAAGTTGAAATAGATATTACTACCAAAGTTGAAGAGATGCAACTATTATTCACTTGTTTTTTTAAAACTTAAGTTGTATTTTTACAAACAGGAGAATTTTTATGTCAGATTTAGCAACTCGCCTTCAAGATTTATTGCACGAAAACCGCCTTTCCGTTAATGCTTTTTCAAAGCAGGTTGGCGTTTCTCAACAAGCTATTTCAAAAATAGTTCGAGGCGAAACCTTAAACCCTAAAAATATTTTAGAAATTGCGACCGCACTTAATGTGGACCCGCATTGGTTAAAAACAGGTGAAGGCGACCCTGATCCGTCTTATCGCATTGTAGAAGTGAGCGAACCGCAAAACCCAAACACAGTGCGGATTGATATTTTGGACGTGGAAGCGAGTGCCGGAAACGGGGCATATTTAAGCCCAACCGAACAAGGCTTGCTTTCACAAGAATTTGATTTAACGTTCTTCCGTCAACAATTTGGACGTGCTGATGCAAAACATTTGAAGTTGATCACAGTGAAAGGGGATAGCATGGCGCCAACCCTTGAAAGCGGTGATTTGCTTTATGTGGATATTTCCGAAAATTACTTTGCCGCCGATGGTCTTTATGTTTTCACCTTTGACGGCCAAACATTCATCAAACGCTTGCAAAAAGTGGGAAAAGAAATGCTCGTCATTTCCGACAACCCAACATACAAAGAATGGACATTCACGCAAGATGACGATGTATTTATCCACGGACGTGTTGTTTTCAGCATGCCGATGAAGTGGCGGAAGTGGTAGGAACTAACATGGCAATGGAAAAGTTTGTTGTTTACATGAATGCTCACAAGGAAGTTAATGCATATCACATCACCAATATTGCCGAAAATGATGTTTACTTAATCGGCTATTGTCACGCTTATGGCAGAGTATTGACACTTCGTCATGACAGAATAATTCAAGAGTTTGACAATATTGAAGATGCGAAACAATATGCTTTGAACGTTCCCGATGATAAATTCCACCTTTACGATAGCTTAATCAATTCTCAAAAGCGGGAATTAAAGAAAAATCCACCTTGCCTTTCTGTTACGTTTTGTTTTAGTGGATTTAAAGCTGCTGCAAAAGAAGAGATGATACAACTCGCAATCGATCACAATTTGCGAGTTGTTTCAGATGTTTCCAGTAAAACTGATTTTTTGGTTATCTGTGAGAAGTCAAAAACAGTCGGCCCATCTAAATTAGCGAAAGCAGAAAAGCACGGTGTGAAAGTTATTTATGAAGATGCTTTTTTCTATATGCTTGAGACTGGTGAAATAAAATGAATGATTTTGATAAAGAGAAACTGTGGGCTGAACTTGTGACGATTAACAATAACAATAAATTAGATCTTCCTATACGGCTTTACAACCTTATTTATAATTCAGAATCATTTACAGAAACGCTGCATGCTTCAGCAAATAATATACTAAAAAATATAAATCTAAGAGATATACAAGACCTTTTAAAACCATCACATTCTGAATTGCTTAAAAATTCGCTAATGGAAATAGAATTAAATAAAATGTTCAATTCGGATTCTATTTATAGCGCATTAAAGATAGCTAATAAGGTGGCGATAATTTCAAAGTCTGCTCTTGAGAATGAAATTACTGATGATGAATTTGATTCTAGCATCCAAGATTTACCAAGTGTTTCTTCTGAAGATGTTGATGCATTTGAAAATGAAGAAGATCTTGCGCTTCAAGAAGTTGCCTGTTCCATCTGGGTATTAATTCTACAAGCCTTTCAGCAAAATAAGCCTAAAATAATTCCTGTTTTGTTTCACATATTATTTTTCATTTTGCAATATTCAGGAGAGAAAGGACTCGATTATATTTTTGATGATCATCAACAAGAACACGTAATGGCAATGATAGAACAAGACCAAAAAGAATTAAAAGAACTTAAAGAACAGAATAAAGTCATTTTAGATGAAATTAAGTCTTTAAAGTCTCAAGCCAGTGAAGAACAAGACAACAAGCAAACGCCAGAAGATGGTCCCTTTGATATTATATAATAATGCTACATTTTATTTATGTGCGGGGTGCTTATGACAAACAATGACTTACTTAATCTTTATAATTTAGAAAAGAGTAGTTATGATTCTTATGGAACTTGGCGAACATCACTGCTATTAGGTTGGGTATTCAATCTTATTATTAATATAAGCTCTAATTTCTACGATTCAAAACATGGCATGGTAATATTTGTGATTTCAAATTTTGTGCTATTTGTTGCCTTTGTAATTCTTACCGTTCAAAGAGAACAGGCAAACAAGCGAGTGTCGCAAATTATGAAAATGCTATTAAATAAAAATCCATAATATAAGCCCTCATTTGAGGGCTTTATTTTTTCACCTTTTTCACGTCCACTTCTTCATCTTCCACTTTCAATTCGCATTCAATCTGACTGGTAAAGCCGCTGTCTGAAAGATTGTGTGTTACTCTTGTAATTAGCCAATTGGTTGCATCAATTTCGGCTTTAAACCCTGAAAGTTCAATCGGCGTTTCTGGCATTAAATCAGGTTCACCAAAAGCGAGACCAAGACTAAATGTTGCGACGCCACGTTTCAGCTTATCAAAGGCGGATTTGGCGGCAGTGATGGCAGTTTTTTCGCTTGCGTATGTGTGCCGCAGTGATTTTATTTGAGAACTGTCACTTGTAATGGGTTCTTGTTGCTCAATTTCGTTGTATTTGCGTTTGCTTAATCGTCTTCCTTTCACGGTACCGTTTTTCAGCGTTCTGCCTTTCGTCATTCGCTGTTTTTTCACAATCTTGGTGTTTTCATCCACTGTGATTTCGCCACGCTTGCCGCTGTCCGTATCGTGCCAATACGCCCTCACGGCTTTGTAGTTTTCACTTTCAGCAATAGAAAAATTGTAGTTGTCGCCATTTTTGCGGGTGATTTTACGCAGTGGAATATCTTTCCCTGTGGCGGTTTTCCCTTTGCCTAATGGCATAAATAGCAACGTGCCATTTTTCACCGTACACATTGCCCCGTGTTCTTCGGCAAGGCGTGTCAGCAAATTAATGTCACTTTCGTTGGTTTGGTCGATGTGGTCGATTAAGCGGTTTGCAAGCTCTTTCGCCACTTGGCTTTTGAGCTTGTTTCCTTGTGCAATTTCGTTGACGATTTCGCCCAATTTCTTTTGATGAAATGACCGCTCTTTTTGTTCGGTGAACGTGCCTTTTAAATCTGCCGCTCTTGCCCGAATGGTGAGCTTGTCGGCAGATGATGCACCGCCTGAAAACTGCACTTCATCGACAGAATATTTCCCTTTGTCAATTAGTGGTGCGCCTTTCCAGCCAAGGGCAAGGCTGATTGTGGCATTGCGTGGCGGCAAAGCCAGTTTGCCGTCATGGTCGGATAATTCTAAGTCGAGCGTGTCCGCTTCTAATCCGCGATTGTCGGTTAAAGACAAATTGATCAGACGGCTTGATACCACTTGCGTGATGTCTTGCTGTTTGTTGTCTTTCGTGGTGATCACCACTTTAAAAGCGGGGGTGCGGTGATTGTCGTTAAAGTCTAAGCCTAACATTAAAGATTACTCATTAAACTGTCTGCAATGGCAATCAGCATCGGATCGTCAGTGCGTTTAAGGTTCATCGTGAAGTCAATGGCACGGGGTGCGCCATCGCCAAAGAATTCTGTGCGGGTTTCTTGGATATTTTCAATCACAAAAAAGCCGATAATCTCAAAAGTTGCACCATCAATCAGCGGAAATGCACCGCCACTGTCTGCCATTAATTCCAACGCTTTAATGGAAAATCTGCCGCCCGTGATTTCAGGGATAAGTCGCCCGCCGATTGTCACGGTTTCGCTTTCCTTTCCGGTGAATTGTGATTTCGGCATTGCGCCCACAATCGCATTAGTTGGATGTCGCCACGTTGATGTGCGGTCTAAGCTTTGGAAAGGCACGGTTTGCCGTGTAAAAACAAACATCCCAAGTGCGGCTAAAGCAAAGTTTTGAAACATTATTTATCGTCCTCAACTTTGACGGTCATTAACATCAATAAAACATCAATAAAAATAACCCATCCCCACCCGTCAATGTTGTGATACATCAAAAACGTGGCGTACCCTGTGACAGCAATAATTGATAAAAAATAGAAAAAGAAGATTAGAATTGATTTCATGTTTTATCCTAAAGAAAAGTGCGGTCAAAAAATCCCGTGATTTCTGACCGCACTTGGTGAGTTAGCGAAAGAGAAATGCAATGCCGAAAATCACAAGCAACCAAAATGAGATGGAAAGAATAAAGATTCCACGCCACACAATATGCCGTGGCATATTCAATAAATAATTAATCATTTTCTGTTTCATTTCGTTCCCTTGCTTTTTCTCGCCATGTCATTAATTCGGCAAATGTCATTTGCTCAAAGGCTTGTGGTTGCCAATGGAAAATTAATGCAATGTCCGCCATGGCATCTTCTACCGTGGCGGCAATCATTATTCGGTCGCTTCCGCTTCCGAATTCTTCCCTAAAAAACCGACAGCCACCGCCGCAAGCTCGGTGAAGTCTGCCACTTCCATTGTGGAAAAGTCAGATTTGTGCAACACAGGATTTGTCACGCGTGTGAGTAACACTTGTAATGCGTCCACGTCCATTTGTAACACGTCAAACATTTTCAAGCCTTTTAATGCCGGCACGGTTGGTTTGTTTACTGTGATTTCGGTGATTTTAGTTTCGCCACGCACAAGCGGATTCGTTAATGTGATCACTTTGCTGTTTTCGTTTTTCATTTTTTATACCTTTAAAAATGCCACGCTTAAGCGTGGTGGAGTGATTTAATAAAAGCCCCTTGCGGGGCTAGGTGGAGATTAGATGCCAATCGCTGAACGGTGTTCTGCCAAGCGGTCAGTGCCGCCGACAATAAAGATTGAGTTGAGCAAATCAATCTCGACCAAATCTTTGCCGTTTTCGATGATTTTGTAATAGGTTAATGGCACGGTGTAGCTTTGTTCGGTGTCATCGCCTGATTTGCTTGTGCCGTTGTCAATTTCGCTGAAACGACCACGCATAATCAATTCAATGGCGGTGACTTCTTCCGTGTCGTCTTGTTGATATGCACCCGCAAAACGTAATGCTGAACCGTCAATTTTGCCGCCAAATTCTTTGATGAGTTCGGTCATGTAACCGCCCATTTTGAATTGCGCTTCCAAGCCTTCCACGCCTAAATTCACTTTCACTGGACCAATCATGCCGCCTGCACGGTATTCTTCCAGTTTCATTGCCAATTTAGGTTGGGTAATTTCGGTGACTTGGCCACGGTAAGAATTACCGTCTGCCAAGAAGTTCATGAGTTTTAATTTACGTGGTAAAGCCATTTGTTATGCTCCTACTTTGGCAATCTCTGCGGCGAATTCCACAAGGTATTCATCGCTGATGTATTGGTTAAAGCCTAATTGTTCTAATGGCGGAACAGGGCAGTAATCATAAGACACAAGTAATTTTGCATCTTTCAAGGTTGCGGCAGTGTTCAGTGATGAATTGATAAATGCTTTACCACCGACTAAGTAACCTTTCGCCACATATTCACGCCATTTCGCATTAATCGCTTCCACGATTTCTTTCACCAACATCACACTGATGTTTTTATCCACTGCCCAATCAAAGGATTGTGCGATAGTGTCTTTCAACACTTGTGCTGTGCGGGTGTAGTTTTCGTAGATGAATAATTTGTCGGCTGAACAGGTGCGTAATCCCCATAGCTTGAAGCCATTGTGATTCACACAACAGGTGATGCCTTGTTCGTTCAAGTAGTTGACATCGGTCGCACTGTCGTTAATGTCAAATGAAAGTGGTTTAGTGACGCCAGTCACGCCAGTTAATCCTTTATTTGAAATGCAAGTGTGCCAGCCGTATTCTTTGTCTTGATACGCACGCATTGCTGCCGCACGGACAACGGCATAATCCACTTCAGTTGCTTTGGTGTTCGGGTTGAACGATAAGAAGTCACCGAAAATCAGCATTAATTCACGCTGTGAGAAATTACGGCGATAAGTCACCGCTTCTTCTTTGGTTTTGGCTGAACCGCACGATGCATACACAAAGCCATTCAGTTTTTTCGCCACGCTTAAAAGCTCGGTGGTAACATCTTGGCTGTCATACTTCGGCACGCAGAAAATACGCGGTTTCACGCCACAAACGGCAGCAGATACCAAGAACGCTTTTAAGCCAGTGTAATTGCCGTCGCTGTCCACTGTGCCGATGACGTTTGCTTTCATGGTGCTTTCATCGTCGTTTTCTTCCACACGAATGACGACCACTTTACAATTCACGATGTCCGCAATGCCATCTAACGCACGGGATAATGTGCCTTGTTTACCGGCTTTCGCTTGAACTTCGGCGGTGATACCTGTTAAAAGAGTGGGTTTATTGAGTGGGAAAACAGTTGCGTCTGCATCTGCTGCCGTTGCCACTAAACCGATCACGGCAGTGGATGATGTGGTGAGTGTTCGCAAGGCTTCGGCAATTTCCGTTACCTTGACCCCATGGAGATATTCATCAGACATATTTTAGCCCTATGGTTTCTATTGGTTAAATAATGTCTTTATTGTGATCGAGAGAATAGAGCAGTGCGAGCGGTTGGAAGTGTGAAAAACGGGGTAACAAAATGCGGCCAAAATTGACCGCATTTTATTTAAATTAAGGCAGAACTTCAGGGAATGGGTCGTCAGTTATCCAACTGACGACTGGAAGACGCATATAATCAAGGTCTGTTGTTGGTACTTTATCCCTAAATCTTAACTCAATATAAGCTCTATCACTTAGACTAGCAACATACACCACTGCAACCTCATCACCGTCATCGCTATAAAAAGGAAGCATAATAGGCGTGCGTGTACGGAAGCCAGCTGGTATTCTCGGAGGGGGTAAAATATCCATTCGCTTGGCGTGATTTTTCCTCGTGAATTTAGGATTACTGCTCCCGTAAAAAGAAATAGTGTCCCAACGCCCCGCATAGAAAGAACACTCAACTCTGTTATTCACTCGTCTTAAATGAATAGCCCCTTCTTTAATATTTACAGAAATGTTAGATAG